CTAAACTTTCCAATGTAGTTTTCCTACCAGGCTTACAATCAATACTGAGATTCAAATCCTCATGTAGAGACCACAAGTTTGGACCAACTATTTCATACCAGTTTATTAATCTGGGCAGATACTGTTGGACATAGGCTATAGATCTTATGTCAAGATCTTCCTTCTCTATCCTTACGGATATTGGAGGTAAGAAATCTTCTCTTCTGTAATAATTACAGTTTTGAATTTTTCTGTTATAGCTCATGAGGTAACTCATTACCTTCTTTTTGTCAAATAGGTCCAATGCATCATTGATGCGTTGTTCAAGGGTTAATCCCAAAGGATTAAAACCAAGACCTCCCATAAAATCAGGAACAAATAGCAAAATTTCAGCTATTTTTCTTTGACGGGGACGAAGAAGAGGTAGAGCCGATATACCTAAATTTCGAATGATATCTAAAAAGCTATCATCTGAAGGCAGACGCCATTTCAATTGTGTCAAAACACCATCAGGTGTGATAACACGACCAGCAAACTCCGCAATAAATGGAGATGCTATCGATTTGGATTCGCTTACAGGACACTCTAAAAGTTTTAGAATGTTTCTATATTTAAGGTACAAAGTAGAGTCAAGGATAGTTACATCATCACCCAAAATGAAAAACATATCGCTATGTTTATAATCATTGAGGGCAAAAAGTAACATTCCATGGGTAAGTGCAAATGACGCAAAACTTGGGTATAATCCCAAGGGTTGACCCTTTGTCCAACGGATAAAGGATTTACCATATCGCCAAGGAGCTCTCGAGAGAGACTCAAACAGGTTGATATAATTGTTCTGCGGGAATATTTCCTTTAGTAAAACTAATTGAAGATCCAGCGGAAAATAGTCAGTAGCACCACTCAGGTCCACAGAGAAAACGGTTTTCCCTTCGGATAATCGTCTCTTTATGGATGGCATAGGCAGTTCTTGATTGTGAGTACAATCCCAAGGCAAAACCTTGAGTAAATCGTACAAACTATCACCTAGAGGCTTTAAAGCCTCTTGGTAGACCCTTGCAGGATTGGCGACAGCACGAAGCTTGTAGCCAGCCTCTTGGATAAGACCTATCTTTCCAACTGAGTTAGGATAATTCGTGACATCACAGTCACGATCATCATCATATACAATCCCTTCTTCAACAATGTTGAATATGGAACTATACTTTGATGATAAATCCCACCCAATGCGAGTTCCACGAGTAAAAGATGTACAACATTCTAACGTAGCTTGTCCTTCCGGATAAGACTTACCATTAGCGTGAGGTTCTCTCTTAGTAGTGGATTGGGGTCGAAATAAAATGGATTTGGGAGGAGGTAAAAACCTCTTCTTAATTCCAGCTTTCGAAACACCAATTTTAATCGCATTAACTAAAAACTCTGGTAATTCGATGTTATTAGATTGAACACCATCCAGAAACTTCTTCTCTTGAGAAGTAGTCACAGAAGGTGAGTAAAATTGTGTGTACATTTGGAGAAAGAGAATGGTCTTGGACCACCTCTTATAATCCTTTTGTGCCCACTTTACTAGACCACCAAAATGTCCTTTGAAGATATTCTTCTCTTTGGATATCCAGGTGCAAGTTAAATCCTGTTTAGCTTTAAGCTGAATCAGGCTTAACTTCATGTCCTTTAATCTTTTAACAGTCCATTCCTCACCGTTACATTTCAACCATCTATCAACATCGTTGATAAAGGGTACTGATATGGCACGGGGAACTTTGAAAACATCCGCATATTGTTTATGTACACGGTTTGACGCTTTATTAGCAAACATATTGCCTCCTTAAAGGGGTACATATGGTCAAACCAACATAGACATTATGTTGGATAGGCTCGCTCAATGAGAAAAGAATCAAATTTTATCCAATCTAGAACAATTGCGTAAAGCAATTATTCTAGCGGCAAGTAACTTCAGTGTTCTCTCCAAGTCTGCATTTGTATCGCATTCAAGGTCTGATAATATGTTAACAGATATCCTGTTTAGCCTATTTTGTTTATCTTTGTTAGCTTTTATTTCCGCATTAGCCGAAGCATTAGCTTTATTTATAGCATCACTATTTTCACTGGTTTTGGCATCATCTAAGATCTGAGTATCAATCATCAATTTTATGATTCGACATTCATCGCAGGTATGGTCAGGACCGTGATTACAACCGGTATTCCTAAGCTTCTCACGAAGCTGAAGGACTTTCATGGATTCCATAAGATTCTC